TGTCAGTCACATGCCCGCGAATCGTGGTGAGCATATTGAAGCCACGATTGACTTCGATGACACGAACGTCCGCAACGGTGTCGGTCGAGATGGGAAGACGGACGATGTCGCCTTCCTGAATACGCATGTGCGACGGGGGAAGCGAAGCCTCGATCAATTGTCGCTCGGAATACCCGGACCAGAGAATCGTTTTGCTGAGTTCAGACGCCTCGCTGTTTTTGAGAGTGATGGGGAGCGTCAGCGAAACAACATCGGTGGATGTCGGACCAACGCGGCGGTGCCTTTGTGAGCCTTGCTGAAGGTCGTTGTCGGGGTTGATGTATTGAACGACAACTTCGGAAGGCAGATTGAACTCGCGAGAGTCGGTGAGCAGCACAGGATGCTCTTTTGGTTTTTGCCCTTCCTCGTGTGCCCCAAGATCGACCAGAGGAATCTCGCCGTATTCGTCCTCCTGCCCTCGCTTGAAGAATTGGAGGACACCGCCCGAGTCGCGACCGCCCAAGGAAAAAGCGGTCATAAGCGGGTTCAGGATTCGCACAGTTTCCTGCGGTCCAAGCACGACATACCCGCGAAGGCATGATCCAATTCGGCTTGTGTCAATCTCGGCCTCGGCCAACCCCGCACGCTGGAGGATTTCCTTCACGGCGGTTTGCACAGGCATCTGAACATCTGAGACGTACTCAAACGAGAAGTTTGGCGTCCTGTTGCCCCAATCGAGCAACTGCAAGTCCTCGATGACAAAGTAGGCCGTGTCTCTGTACGCGGGTGTGTTGCCCGGGTCGGCCGCTTCCATCAGAGGGTCTGCGGTCTGAGTGCTGGTCCCCTTGTAGATTCGGATATCACCGACACGGCTATCAATCACACCGTCCTCGTAGATGACCTTGGTGTCGGCCCAGATGCGTTTGATTTTGCGTGCCGGACCCTCGCCGCAATAGACAGCGTAACTGCACGAGTACGTGTACGTCGTCGGTCCTTTTTTCGACGAGTTGGAGGACTCTTTGAAGTCGGTCGCCCAGATCAGCGTCCCGGCGGTTCTATTCTGCGGGCCGAGAATGTACCGACCATTGGAGCCTTCCGAGGCGGTTTGGACTTGAAGGTCTTCAAGACGAGGGCCGGAGGGCCGACCGAATAGAGCCGGAAAGATGAACGCCTGATCCAAGTACGTGCCGATCAAGCCACCGGCCAGCCCACCGAAAGGCCCGGCTATCGCGGTTCCGACGACTGTGAGGACGAGGCTTGCCAAAGCAGGGTACTCCGAACTCTGTACGTTGGTCCTGACCTTCGCAACCATCGACGATCTAGGGTCTGTTCCACCACAAACCCCAAACGTCGATCAACGTGAACGATCCCGCGTTCGGAGACGATTGCCAAGTGCCAGATGGTATCTCGGCGTGTGAACCAGAATGTACGAATATCGCCCGGAACTTCGAGACCGCTTGCTCGCTCAAAAACGCTGCTGTTGTCTTCTTCGAGCCATCGTGTCAGTCGGTTTTTGACCGGAATCCTCGGGTATACATCGTCCGTCGTTTTGATGCCAAGCATCCCGAGGCTGACCATGACAAGGCCGACGCAGTCGAGGCCCGTGTACGCATCGCGACCCTGATGGTGATAGGGAACGCCGAGCATGGATGAGGCGGCATGGACAAGTGGGTGTCTCAAACCGGGGCACCCGGGGTGGCGAATTGACGATCCACGCTGACAAGATTCGGGAAGCCGCCGAAGTTGACCACGTTGTTGAACTTCTGTCGGCATGTTGAGAGGTTGCCGTCACAACCCGGCTGAACGGTGAAAGCGTCACCAGCCACAATGTCGAACGGTGCGGATATCTGCAAGGTGACGGTTTGAGTGAGCGAGTCGTAACTCTTGACTTCACACACCACGCCCGCGTTGTCGCCGGTGTCCCAAGTCAACTTGCCGCCATCGTAGTACGTGCCGGATTGGGCAAGCGTCGCTGTGAACGTATAGCGGTTCGTCGAGCCATCCACGGCCACGAACTCTTCCACGGCTGCCACGTTGTATTGGCACTTGGCATCGCCCAGCCTGTGTCGGCATGTCCGGTTGAGAACCTGCCCGACCTTGCCCTGCAACCTACCGAGCAAGCCCTCGCACTGAGCGGTCCAACTCTCACGATCCGAGGTTGTTTCTCTGATCCAGTAGACATGCTTCTGGAAAAGACCGCTCCACGGGTACTTCCAATCGACCACGATTTCCGTTATCTTGGCTCCGCGAAACTTTCCTGCTCGCAGATCGTCGTCGGTGATGTTGCTGCTCGCGATGCAACCGCGAACTTCGACGTTCATAGCACGATCAATACCGTCGGTTCGTTGCTTGGCTGATGCGATTGGAGAAAAGGATGGTGAGTAGACCTCCCCGTCAAAGGTGATAGGCTCGTTGTGATCCGTGAATCTGAACACGACACTGTCGGTGCGTTCAATCTTCCAGCAAGTGCAGAGTCGATGCACACCGTTGACCAGAAGCGAGACAACAGGAGCGGGTGCGTCGATCATTGGTCGCCCTCCCAAAGTCCACGCGGGCATGCCTGTCGTGGGTCTTTCCACTTCGCTTCAAGGAACTTGCTGTTGCACGAACACAGATGACAGACCGGCTGCCCACCGGCAAGCCGCCCAAAACCGCCACACTTGTTGCTCTCGCATGTGCTTTTTCGTGCGTTGATTTGCTCCAAGGAAAGTTTTCTGTACCCAAGCGTGGTGGCCACCACAGACTCGGCCGCTGTTGCAGCATCGACAACAGCCTGCTTGATTGTTCGCACACTCAAAGCGATTTCTGTGTATTGAGCGGGCGTCAACGCTCGGACGTCGATGCCTCGGCGTTTCGCTTCCGCGAAAACCTTCAGGGCGATACTCGGGTCTGTCGAGTCAAAGTCTTCCATCGTTCACGCACATACAACAGGGGAGTAGGACCAACGCTCAACGATCAAGCAACTATCGGAGACGCTTGTATCGACACCGCCCACAGGGAGATTGGAGATTCTGCATGAGGGCAGGACAATCCTAGACATGGCGTACGGAGACGGGCACTGGCCGCACATGGCCGCGTCCTCGCTTCCCACGCAATCAAGCGGGCTGCGTTCGTCGCACTGGCTGATGACACCCAAAGGGCGTCCGCCCGAGGATAGATCGGTCAATCTGCTGCAAGCGGTGCCCGCTGTGGGATAAGCAGGATCGAATCTGGTGCGTTGCCAAGATGTGCAATCGCACCAGGGAGGGCCGCCGCACTCGGCAAAGTTTGCACTTTCCTCGGTGCATTTTCCCGTGCCCGAAAGCAATCCGAGAGGTGCATTGCCGATGATACACGAGCCTGAGTTCCATTCGGTCGAGACTTCAAGCAACGATTCGGTGTTGTCCTCGATAAAGACAAAAACGGGCGTGAAAGCCGCAGCGGTGCTGGAACCCTTGGTCACAAACAAGATATCGCCTGCGTTGTTATTGAAGGTGCAGTCGTTGACAAGCAGCGATGTCGTGTTCCAGAACACGCGGATGCTGCTTCCGTACACCAACACACGAACTTCAACCGACCCGCTGCCCGAGATGCCAGCCGATGTACGCTGTGCGATCTGTGTTTCGGTGCCACCAGAGACGCGGAAGACGGTCACTGTGTTTGCAGCACGGTCAAAGATGACCGTATAGCCAGAGTCCAAGGAACCCATCGAGAATCCGCACCGGAAGCCCATGCCTGCTTGGTACGAATTGGAAAGCGGGATCGTGCATTTGACTTCTGTGTCGATCAACTGCGACGATGTCGGCCTGTAGGCCAAAGCGTTGCTGTACGTCCCACCGCCTGTGGTGGCGATGGTCCAGCCAGTCGAGTTGAACGTGACCGTACCGATTCTCTGGATAAAGTCGCCGACGTCGGCCGAGTCGTACGTGCGATAGGGATACTTGGTGGTGGTGGGGTCTGGATACCACTCGGCGTACTTGATATTCCGAGCAGAACCAGCACCGTCCATGGCGAGGCTGTAGTTCGACACCGGGAGATTGAAGTTGGTGGTATACGTCGCGAGCGTTTCGCAACGGGTTTTCGACGGTGGACCGCACTCAAAGCCAAAGCCGGGATAGGGGCCGTAGTCGTACGTGGTCTTGATACATGCCTGCACGGCCGTAAGGCTGGCCGTGGCCACGCCGGTTGTTTGCCCGTCGTCGCTGATCCGCGAGATTCCGAAGCAGCAAGTCTGGTCAGCGTTGCGAAGGCAGCGATGCGTGCCGCCGATGTTCTCGAATGGCTCGTCCGGGTGTCCCTCGCATGTATTGATGGGATTTTGGTCTTCCTTTTGAGGAAGAATACAGAGGCGAATCGCCGTGCCGCCAAGCAAGTCCAGCACACCCTCGGTGGCGTCCCAGCCGGTCTTGGTGCAGTAGAAAAACGTGATGCCTGACCCCGTGCCGCCGGTGCCTTTGTTCTCGATGATGACCCAATCCATAGGCGTCGAGTAAGGAACGTCGCCGCCAAGAGTCATGGCCCGTTGCTTGACGGGATCGACAAGTGTGCCAAAGACCCCGTTGCCCCATTGATGCGTGCCCAGAACAGCAGCGATGCTTGGATTGGTCCACGGGATTCCGGCACTTCGTCGGTTGCAGTACGTGGTGCGGAGTTCCGACCGAGGGTGCCAGATGAACCCTTTCGGTGATTCCATTGAAGTTGGAATCGAGGCACAGATGACCATTTGGGGATGACACGCCTTTTTGTCGTCCAAGTCCAGCACGCCTCCCCAGACAGCCGGATCGTTTTTGGTGAAGGTTGTGTTTGCTCCCCATCCGTAGGGCATGAAGTTGGTGCCGTCCACGTACGTCGGGCTGGCCTCGTCGCAGAACACGTACAGATTGAAGAGAGAACCCCACGCACCGGCGTCGGGATTGTTGGTCGAACCTGCCGGTGTGGGTCCGGGGTTGATCGTGCCGACCGTGTTTTCAATGACCAGCCGAATCTCGATGGTGAAGGTTCGTTGATCTGACTTGCGTGTATAGGTAAAGGTCTTGCCCCAATACGGCTTGTGTGTTGAGACCGTGTCGGGGAAACCCCAAGCGAAGTCGTCAAAAGCAAACGAGCCGTTCCAACACGCATGGTGCCAGTGCCGGGATGTCCCGAAACTCGTGCCCTGATAGGTCAGGATGTGCCACTTGCCGGGGTTTTTCGAGTCCTCATCCCCGAACAGAGCGTCCTTCATTTCTTGGCAGAGCGTCGTGTAGTTCGGGTGGTTCTGGTCCTCGAAAAAGTACCCGCGAAGAAACTCAACGCCGACCTCTTTCGGCATATGGATATCTGCACCACGAACCGGCTCGCGTGCTGAGTTCGCGGCGTAGGCGACGCAATCAACAAACATCGGGACCACGATGCCCGATGGGTCAAGGTCCAAAAAGTCCTCGCAATTTTCCAAGCACGCGGGGTCTGGGTACTCCCGTGGAAACGTCTCGGGGAAGGTTGTCGGGTCTGACCTTGTGCCGACGTAGTGATCCACACCGCCTGCGGCTCGGACGTTCACATGCCACTGCACGTTCGCTGCTGCCCCGGGTGTGTTGTTCTTCAGATGAATGAAAGCCGACTGGTTGTTCAGGATCGTGGGGCCAACATTGGGTGTTCCGCCCGGGCCAGTCAGTTGAAGCGTTCGCCCCGACTTGTTGATGAGTATGTATTGCGGGCGACCGACTTCATCGACGCGGGTTGCGGCCCAAAGCGGAATGGTCGTGCCGGTGGAGGCTGCATCAATGACAACAACGCGGGGAGAACCGCGATGAAAGACGTTCGATGAGGTCAAAGCGGTCGTGACATGCTTTGATCCGCCACGGAATTGTGCTTCAGATATCATAGTGCGTACCAATACTTTGTGCCGCCCCCGTCTTGCGTCAAGCAGACGATGACACTTTTCCCGGCAGACATCGACAGAAGCGTTGATCCCAAGTGATTCTTCAAGTTGAACGAATTGGAACCGCTCTGTGAGATGTACCAATAAGGTCCACCCGTAGGCATCGTTGCCGGGTTGGGGAGCGAAAGCGAAAGCCCGGTGGTGGTCGGGTTGACGATGATAAAGGCACCATCCGAGACATTGATGGTGCGGTCAAAGGTCAAAGAGATTTCGGAGTGGCCGCCGTAGGGGAATTGGTCGCCGATACTTTGCGTGTCCAGAATCTCAACCAACGGAATATCGGGAATCTGACCCGAGTTGAAGTTGTCGATGCTGGTGATGAGGCCGTTGTCGAGTTCCTTGCCGAAGCGAACGGGAACATCAAACAGACAACCAGCGGTGGGGACAACACCCAAGCCCGGAGCCGACAAAAACGTGACCTCGCCGGTCAATGTGTTCACGGTAAAAGAGGGGGTCGGTGTTCCGTCCAAGGCACAAACCGTGGTGTTGAATACAGGCTTGGTGATATTTCGCCATATCGTCGATGCTGCGTCGGCGTATGCCTTGCGAAGTTGAAACGTCGTCTGAACACCATTTCCAACACCCAGCACTACGTCGGTCGGTGTTGGAGTGCCTTGTCCCGTTGCCGTGGTTGAATAATCGGTCCAGTCCTTGAATCTGAATCCGAACGCCGGACCTTGACGAGCAATGAAAAACTTCTGAACGGCGTACAGATCGTCTAGGTTTTTCAGCCCGTGGCCGACGTTATACGTGCGTCGAGGTGCCGACCAACGGGCCACACGCTGTTCCTGCCCGGAATCGGTTTCGATGATGCTCGTGCTGAAAGCGGGACCACCGCTTGATCCGTAGGAGATACCCGGCGGGAATTGGACGTCGTGAAACATGGTGAAGTTTATCCTCGGCCTGTAAGCCGACGCATGCGTGCGGCAATCTGACTGCTGGATTGACGGAACGAGTCTGCGTCGGGCGTGGTGACGTTGATGGTGACGCCGCCACCGCCGCCACGGACACCCAACTTGCCGCTGGCGTCGCGTTCAAGGGGCATGATGGCCTCGGGACCGGCTTCGCCCATGAGTCCAGCACGCCCGCCGCCCATCGGGAACATGGTCGGACGATTCACGATGCCGCCGCGAGCGAAGGGTGTGACTCGCCCACCAGCGAACACGGCACCGTTTTCGGCTGCACCGAAAGCACCACCCAAAGCGGACCCGAATTGTCCCATGATCGGCTGCATCACGAGACGAGTCAGAGCGATCTGAGTCAACTGCTGGATCAACCCTTTCATCACATCCTGAAGATTGCGAGCGTTGAACGTCGCGTCCACAAAGGCACCGGCGATGGCCTGCCCCGCTTCTTGGAACGTCTCCACCATGTTTCGATCTTGCTGAAGTGCAACAATGCTTTGGCGGAAAGCCTCGATGTCGTTCTTGGCCTGAGCCGTGGCACCACCGTAGAACCGGAGGGCTTCCGTTTCGTACTTCGACACCATGATCGCACGCTCACGCTCGTCACTGCTCAGACCGAGCAATTTGCGTTCCTCTTCGAGAGAGCGACGCATCTCCTGCATGGCACCGCCTGCCTGCACTTGGATTCGTGCCCGTTGAAGGGCGGCAAACGCTTCGGTGTACCGGAGAACCTCATCTCTTGCGGCTTGCGTGTTCTTGCCGTAGAACTCCTCGGCCAATGCCTGAGCCTTGGCAATGGCCTCGCCACGCTCGCGTGCTTGTGAAAGAGCGTCTTGATCGTTGCCGAATTGAGCAATCAATGCCTGTTCAGCAGCGATGGCTGCAAAGAGTTCGTCGAGTGCTTCGCGTGTCTTGATGGCCTTTTCTTCAGCCTTACTCAATCCGGTGTCCAGAGTGGTCAATGCGGGGGCAAGACCCTGAATGTTACCACCAAGCCCGGACGGTGCGGGCGGGCCGACAAACTCCCCGCCTCCACCACCGGCCGCTGCTGCTCGTGCCGCTGCTGATTCAGCCTGCCGACGCTTCAGATTGGCTAGGAAGTTGTCAATCTCGCCCGTACCAAAGAACAGTCGTGCTGCCTTCGCAAACGCCGGGTTGTTTTCCAACGCCTTGCCAAACGATGCGACAAACTTCTCGCCGAGGTTCATGCCCATCGTCACAAAGTCGGTCTCGAAGTTTCGAGTCACCTTGTCCTTGATTTCGTTCCAAGCACGAGACGGATCGAGAGCCTGACCGAGCCTGTCGCCGACACGCTTGAACGACTCGATCATCTTTCGCGGGTCGCTGCTGAACTCGATCTCTCCGAACGCCTTGCCTGCTTCGATAATTTTCTGGATGAGCAACACGTTCACATCAATCACCGACTTCAGCAAAGCGATGGCGAAGTTCACGAACTTTCGGATAAACCCGAGGACGTTGTCGAGTACGTTCTTCCAATTTTCCGACCACCACTCAAGGACCGGCTTGAAGAACTCGTACACCTTGTTGGCTGCCCACGACACACCCTTCACAAGATTTTCCCACAGCCATGCACCGACGTCGTACATCGTCTCAAAGATGAACACAACACGGTCACGAATCGTGTCCCAAACGGCAAGCACAACGTCGCGAACAGCGTACGTCTGATCGCCAATCTGGAAAGTCTCATCCTTGAATTGCTGGTAGAGGGCAATCAGCCCTGCGATTGCCACGGCAATCAAACCAATCGGGTTCGCGGCCATGATGCTGTTGAAGAGTGCCATAGCACCACCGGCCTTGTTGATTCCTCCAGCAAGACCAAGAAACATGGAACCGGCCTTCAAGGCACCGAACGCGACCAGACCGGCCATCAATCCCTTGAGGACGTTGGCCGTGGTCTTCATGGCCGCTGTGACGGGATTGGCTGCTGATTCCATGCCGAAAAAGGCACGAATCACACCGGATGCGAAGTCCACGATCTGAGCCAACTCGCCTCGGTAGTTCTTGAATTCCTCAAAGGCTTCTGAGATGGTGTTGCCCAAGATTTCCAAACGAGAGCCGAGCGTCAACGACGTCTGAGCCATCTGATCTTGCAGCGTTGTCGCATTGCCCATTTCGTTGCGGGCGGTTTCAACCGACCGACGCATCAACTCGAAGTTGCTGGCGACAACAGGGACAACCTGAAGGAGTGCGTCGCTCTTGGAGCCGATGGAACCGAGCGTTGTTTCGTACGGGATACCGGCCGCGTTGGCACGAGCAAGTCCCTCGGTGAACTTCAGCATGGCATCTGTGGCGTTTTCCTTGAACGCTCTCGCTGCCTCGTCGCCGGTCATGCCCATGATGGCACCAAGATTTGACAATTCGGTGCCGCCTTTGTTCACGGCGTCACGCATGGACTCCATGATCTGAGTCACACCACCGACGGCCATTTTTCCTTCGCTTCCGAGCGAGGCCATGCCTGCCGACAATCCGGCCACATCCTCTGCTGCCAGATTGAACAGACCCCCCTTGGCACCAAGTTTTTGACTGATAGACAGGATGTCGCCTTCGGATGCTCGCGTCTCTTTCCCGAGTCGAACGATGACAGACGCGAACTCGTCGGCCCTGTCGGAACTGGTCCCGGTGGCTTGGAAGAGTTGAAGAATCGACTGAGCGGCCTCTTTGCCGCTCACGCCGGTCAGTTTGGCCATTTTTTCCATGGTGAGGGAGAACTTGGCCAGATCATCGGTGGCCGTAATCCCCATCTTGGCACCGGCCTCGGCGATGGCCATGATATTTGCTTCAGCGAGCGGCATGCTGAGTACCGCGTCGTCAATCGCACCGGTGAATCGGTCGATTTCTTCGGTCGTGTATCCGGTGATGCGAGTCACCTTGACCAAAGCCTCCTCGTACTCAACAACCTCGTCCACAGCCTTCTTGAAGGTCATGCCGACAGCGATGCTGCCCAATGCCCCGGCGACGTAGCCCTTCAGCCGGTCAAGCGTGCCCCCAAGAGAGTCGAAAGCGGCCGCTGTCTGCTTGACGTCGGTTGAGGTCTGCTTGGCTTCCTTCCCGGTCTTGTCGAGAGCGGTAGTGGTCTTGTTGAGTTCGTTGGTCGTCTGCTGGGCCTCTTTGCCCATCTGGTCAAGGGCTTTTTCCGCAGACGCAGCACCGGAGACGGTCCCACTGGGATCGACTTTGACTCTAAGTACGGCCTCTTCGATGCTTGCCATTCTGGGCACTCCGAGAGCGATCCTGCTGAGCAAGCCGCTCGGCAACGATCTTCAGCCATTCATCGTCCAAACGGCACACCAGATGGTAGTAGTCCTGCCTTTGTTCCGAATCGGATACTTCGTGCAGGTTCAGCCACGACACAATCTCCGATGTGCTGATCGGATTGGGGCCAAAGCCGTTGGTTGTTCGGCGAGCCGACAGATCGTGAAAAGCAGACCATGCCGCGTAGCCGCCCTCGTCGATGACCGGCACATTCTGCAATGCCGGGACGTCTTCGCCGCGTGCGGCCTTAGCCCTGAGTGCGGTCAGAACATTGGGCTTGTTGTACGCGACATTCCACCGGAGGGCGGCGATCAGTTTCCCGCGATGTCCTTCAGACGATCCTCGCGGAACGCCTCGGCCTGCTTGCTGAAGGCGAGAACGTCGTTCAGGAAGTCGCGGAGATTCGGATCAGCCAGATACTCAAAAGCCTTCTCAGGCGAGTACGGCACCGGCTCGTTCTTGTCGTCGGTGACGTTTTCCCAACCAACCAGAATGTGCTTGGACACGGCCTGTCTGGTCAGACGCCCAGCCAGTTCCTCGTTCATCGTGCCGCTGTCGATGGCGTGCTTGTGAGGCTTCAGCGAAAGTCGCATCGCCTCCACAAACTTCGGGTTGTCGTGTCGAGCGATTCGCAGGCGGATGCCCGCGTGATAATCGAACCAAACGCCATCGGTGTCCTTCTTCGGGTCAATTTTGAGACTGCTGAAACTCGCCATGTTCGTTCTCCTTGATGACTAGGCCAGTCATTCTAGCAACAAACAGGCCGAGCGGTACGCACCGCCCGGCCTGCCGAGAAAGGGGGGAAAGGAGAGGCTGTTGGTCAGGTGAACTTGACGATCTGCATGGTGTAGCCAAGCGTCGGATCGAGGTAGGCTTGGAAGGCGAGGTCCACCATCACATCGTCGTTGATGCCCGTTGCGTTTCGGCTGCCGTCGGTGAATCGCACCTGCGGGAAGTCGAACACGTAGACGTTGTTGGAGGTCGCCGATTCGCCGACAGCGATGGCGAAGGATGAAGCGGTCCAATTGAGATACTTGTCAAGCAGCGTGTTGTTGGCATCCGGGTAGTAGAACATGACGGTGCCGGTGACGTCGTGCGTGCCGGTCCCGAGCGAGGTCGCACCAAGCGTGCCGACTTCCTGCCGCGTGCGAAGGTTGTTGCCGATCTCGAAGTTGAAGCCGGTAATGGTGAGATTCGGGGCGGCGTGCGTGCCCTCAAAGCCCTCCATGATGAGCAGGACGTTGTCGATGCCGTTCAGCACCGGGGTCGTGGTCGCGGCGGTCGGAGTACCGCCGCTGGAAAGCGTCGCGGTGCCGGATTCCCCGCGTCGGCCGAGCGTGGTGAACGAGCCGGTCATGATCCCGTCAGGCGAGATTTCCATTCTCATCCGGTCGAAGGCGACGCCTCGGATGTATTCAAAGTTGTTGGATTGGTCGGTGAACTCCTTCTCCACCGTGAACGTCGCGAGCGTGGTGCCGGTGCGGATGTTTCCGCCGCGAACGATGGTGATGGGGTCGCCGGAAGTCTTGGTGGCGACCACACCACCTTCGACAACGATGTTGTTGTCGCTGGTGCGAGTGCGAATCTTCCAGATGCGGTTGTTGGCAACACCCGTGGTCGTGAAGCCGCTCACTTTGATCCACGCACCTGCGGTGAATCCGTTCGCGACCGTAAAGAGACCAGACGATGTGAACGAATTGGTGGCGTTGTCGGCGGAGATGCCGGTGCTTGCGGAGATGGTATGAATCGCTGAAAACGCCGTGTCCGTATCGCCAAGGACCGCCGCCAAGATTTCGTCGTAGGAGCCGTACGACATCTCAAAACCGATTTCGCCTGATGCGGCGACGCCCGTGCGGATGATATCCGAAACCGCACGGTCGGAGCGAATCTCCTGCGACTGCGTGGACTCCGTGTCCTGCTTGAACGACTCCGACGTATATCGGAGGTTCTGAAACACGGGCGAGCCGGGAAGCACGCCGTACGAGGTTTCCTTGCGGATGCGAAGTGCGACACGATTGGTATCAGAAGGCATCTTGAACGCTCCTACTCAGGCTCCGACCTCGTCCGCGTAGAACGGGCAGGAGATGTTGACTTGCCAAGACCCGCCGAAGCGACCAACGGTCGCGACACTCGGCGTACGAAAGACAACGCCCTGCACCGTCACGGAGCGGAACGTACCGACGATCTTATCGGCCAGAGCGAGCAATGCTCCATCACCCTTCTCGCTCGCATCGAAGAGTGAAACCAAGAGTGAACCGCTGGTTCGATAACGATTCCCGGCGGTCCCTGAAGCCCCAATGGCGACTTGTTCGGTGCCTGCTGTCCTGACCGCCGCACGCATCCAAGGTTGGGGCTGCTTGCCGGACACCAAAGACGGCTTGGGAGCGTTGTCGAACACAATCAGATATTCCTCTCCGTAGTTGTCGGAGAGCCGCGTGCGGACGATGTTGTGAAGGCTTTCGATGTTCATGCTTCACTGCCGGTCGTCTGCCCGTTGAGGCTTTTCTGGAACATCTCAGACAAGGAACCCAATGTTACGGCCACCATGCCGCCCGGGGCTTGGTCGCTGGAACCACGCTCAAGGAAGCCGATGTAGGGGACATTGTTTGAGATGTAGACGATATCCAACTCGTTCAGCCTGCCAAGCGTGTTTGCTCCAGCGGACACCGGGTCTGGGGTGCTGCCTTTGACCACGGGAATCTGCTCGGTTGCCGGTTGAGCGATGGTCAGTTGCCAATTGCCTCGGGCACGGCCCGTGTCAACCGGGGTCAAAAAGACCACACGCCGAAGGATTTCAAGAGTCAGCCGCTTGTAGAAGACAAGCAGTCGTTCCGGCTTGACATTGTTGTCAACGAATCGCTGCACTTGTCTGTTGAACTCGTTCACAGCAGCCTGCATGTTGGAGGATCGAAGAGGCATCAATCCTCCTTCCTAATCACAAGGCCGTAGGCACCGACCAATTCGCCGGTGTAGACGGGTTTGACCTGTACGGTCTGCCATCGTTCAGAGTCAATCACAAGCACAAGGCCGGGCTTGGGCGTGAAACTCAGACCGTTTCCGGCGATGTAGGTGATCGCATTGCCCTCTTCGTAGCCGCGAGTTACGGGGGCCGGTGGGGACGCTTTCAGAACCACAGATGTCTGCCCGTCCTGATCTGTGATGCCTCGATTGGGATCGTACTGGTTGTCGCCGCCGATGATGAACGTGATGTTTTTGCCGAACTCGGCAAGCAGTTCAACCACAAGGGGACCGAGTTGTGTGTCGAGTGTGGTCGGCATTTCACCCTCTTTCGGCCGTATCCGTATCGACAAGGTACGGAATCAGCATGCGATCAACGGCCAAAAAAGCCGGGGCCGACGTCTTGGCACCCGTGTAGGCAATGCTTTTGCTGATGGGGCCGGGGATTGAAACGCTTTCGGACTTGATGTTCGGTGTCAGGTTGTCGGGGAGAAGCGAGGCCGTGAGCGACCGAACGGCAAGTTCGGCACAGGCGTACTTGACCTCTTTCGGAATCACGCTGCTTTGAAGTGCGTAACCGTCCGCGTCGGTCACGTTTTCTCGCGGCCATGCGAGTGCCTGTGTCTCGTGCGTTCGAGTCCCCTTCCACCGATTGATATACCGACCTTGCATGAAGTCGGTAGCCTTCCGAAGTGCCTGCTCTTTGACCGTGTCTGTGCCGGTCCAAGCGGCGTTTCCACGAGCCGCAAAGTACGAATCGGCGTCCGCAACGCTGATAAACGACTCGGCGTTGCTAAGACCGCTTCCTGTTTCAACGATCAGTGGCATAAAAGCAATCTCCAAGGTTTCCCTTGGAGATTGTTGCGTGCTGGAATAGATCAGTCGAGGTCGGTGCCGTTACCGTCGTTCTGAGATTCTTCAGCCTTGGGCTGCTCGCCCGGCTTCTCGCCAGTGTCGGTGGTGTCGGCGGTGTTGCCGCTGTTGGCGGTGTCGGTGGTATCGGTCGTGTCGGCAGGTGGCTTCTGGCTGGGGATGAAGTATCCCTTGGCTTGCCACTCGCCAAGGTGCTTCGCACGGATATCGGCGGAATTGCCCTCGGCGTCTTCGACACGGAGAATCGTTTCGGGGGTCTGCTCAGACATGATGGCTCCTTGTTCTGGGGTCTGACTCTGCAAAGAACCCCGGCAGGCGTTAGCCAACCGGGGACTGGAAGGATCGGTTGGTGTGCAATCCAACCGCCGATGCTGATTAGACAACCACGCGAGTCGCGAGGTTGGGATCAAGCGTGCGGATGCCGTACAGCACATCGAGTGCGACATACACGCGGCTGTTGTTGCCGTCGTAGAACATGCGGGAGCGAACCGACAGGCCGCTGTCGGCCTGCACGGACGCCATGCGGGCACCAAGGCCGTTGCCCGTCTCGGGCAGTCGGGCCATCGCGAGGGCGAAAGCGTTGCGGTGGAAAGCCATCCGCTGAACGCCATCCACCGCCGCCTGAATGATCGTGGTAGAGACACCGTCGGCCAGATCGGCCTGAAGTGCGGGCGAGATGCCCAGACCGTTGATGGCGTTCCCGGAGGCGGTGTTGGTGGTCGTGATCGCGTAGTTCTGCGAGTGGCCCGCAAACTGGATGATGTCGCCGGGGACGACCGTACCAGTCAGCGTGCCCGCGTCGATGTTGACCGTGGTTGCACCACGCGAGAACGTGCCGTTCGTGGCACCGGTTGTGTTCGTGACGGGCGTGGTCGTGTGCGTGGTGACGTTCTGGTTGGCGAAGAAGTTCATCCCGTAGCGACGGCCGAGGGCACCGCTCATCTGGGTCTGCACGCCTTCGTTGCCAGCACCCTGCCACTGAGCAAACGCGGAGTTGCCCAGAAGGTTCTGCTGCATCACGCCGTCCACCATGAAGTGCAGCATCGACTCGTCGGACATGGGCACGCGATTGTCAAACAGCACGCGATGCGGGCCGGTGAGGTCGGTGACCACGGTGCCGGGCGAGGCGTTGGTGGTGTAGAACCACGGAACGTCCTTGTAGAGCGACACGAGGGCTTGGTCGATGTTGTCGGCCAAGGCGTACGCCGCAGGACGGATGTGTTCCTCGATGATTCGCTCGGTCGTGTACGCGAGTTCCTGATCGGTCAGGACGAACTTCACTTCCTTCCAGCGGTTGAGCGTGATCGAGACACGCTCGGGCAGGACGTCCTGTGCGGACGAGGGAGCGTCCTGTGCGGAGAAGATGCCCGGGCGACGAATCTGGATGGTGTCGCCTCGGTCAAACGTGCGGCGTTCTTCCTCGTAGCCGCGATAGACGCGGCCAGCCATGCCGAGGGCCTTCTCCAACTGGATCAGGGCTTCGTTGGCGAAAAAGATTTCATTGTAATTGCCAAGGGTGTTGGGCATTGAATCGTTCCTTCCGGGGATGCCGGGGCTTGTTCTGTTCCTACTTCAGTGTCGAGCCGCCGGGCACGACCGGTGATGCTCAGACGATTTCGAGTTTCTTGCCAGCCTTGGCTGCGGCGTCACGAGCCGCACGATACTTCGTCGGGTTGCGTGCGTCTGCTTCGCTAATTCGGAAGGTGGCACCGCCACCACCCGACGCTCCACCAGTCGCACCGCCACCAGACGAGCCGGTGCCATCAAAGGCACGCCCATAGGCGGGGTTGTTGCGAAGTTCTTCGATGAACTCCTTGATGGTCATGGGACTTGTCGAACCTGCCGCTGACGAATCGCGAACCTGACCGTCCGAGTCAAGAATCTCCACAAAGACTTTGCCGGTCTTCTCGTCCCGACGGATTCGGGACGAACGCTGAACGATGGGGAGCAGGAGTTCAACGCTGCCCTTGGCTTCGTTGATGGCCTTTGCCGCCGCCGCGTCGATCATCGTTGCAGAGAGTTGACCTTCGAGCGACTTGATCGCCCCGCTGAGAGCCTCACGCTCACTGGAAAACTTCTGCTCGATTTTCTTCCGGTCCTGCTCGAACTTCTCGGCCAGTTGCTTCTCGCGTCCAGCGAGTTTGGCGTCGAGGTCTTTCAGTTCTCGAATGTCGCCCAACTGAGCCAAGGTTTCCATCGCCTCGCGTGCCTTCGCGGCATCAATTCCTTCGTAGTTCTTCAGCAGAGCATCACGCTCTTGCACGGACTTCCGTTCGGAAGCCAACGCCGACTTGAGTTTGGTCACATCGGCGATCTCGTACCCGGCCGCCGGGACGGCGTTGAGAAAGTGCTTGCCATCCTTCTCCACGTACTCGCCACGAAACGGCTCGGGAACAGCGTCAAGTTTGTCCACAACCACAGGGAGAGGCATCTGAAACTCCTAATTCTCAGCATCACGCCGAGGCGGGCATCACGCCCTATGACTTCGTTTTGGGGTCGGCATCACGCCGAATGAACCCCGCCGATTCTATCGGTCGAAGGAACTCTACGCCACAAACTCTGCACGCAAGCGGCTGCCCGAGTAGGCAAGTGGCAATTTTTCCAAGTAGAGGTCGGGTTCCTCTGCCGGGTCCACGATAGACCCGTCGGGCAACGCGAGCGACTGGTCGGGGACGCCCAGCATTTCCGCAGCGTCCACGTTCCCAGACACCTGTAGGACGCCCTGAGTCAGAGTCACGGTGAACACGGTTTCCTGACCACCGTTGTCTAGAGTTTTCCTGAAGATTGTGACCACGCTTCTGCTCCTGTCTGTCAAGGGAAGTCCCGACCAATCGGCACACCCGTCTGGTCAGTCATGCCTTTGATCCAACCGGTGAAGTTCCTGCTGATGGTGAGCATGGTAGCGTCGGGTTTCTGTGCCAGAATGAAGCGGGCACGATCAAACACAGAGTCGATTTCCTTGGCAGTCAACAGGTCTTTGAGTGCTGTGCGAACCTCCGTCTCTTTGGCTAGGAAGTTGCGGACGATGTTCAGCGTCTTGGGACTGAATCCCGAGATGTTGTTGTTCTCGGGAGAGCGGAACGAGTAGAACTTTTTCGCCAACTTCTTGTTGTCCAGAAGAGTGAAACCGTTGTCAATCGCAACCCACTTGCCTCGGTTGACGCCCTTCTGGATAATCATGGCGTTGCCGCCGTGTCGATCCACGTTTGCCAGAAGCACATCCAAGGCGAAAAACTTGTCGTCGTACTTGGCGGATACATTCGACTCGAAAGCCATCTTCGCGTCTTTGACAAAACGCTGAAGAGAGCCGACGCCCCGCGAGCCTTGGTATTCAACAGTCTCCGGCACAAGGTCGAACCCGGCAAGTCGGTCGATAACCGAGGCGGAAACCTCCCTCTTGTAGACGTTCGTGTATCCAGCCTCAACAAACCCGTCGTCCACGCCGACTTCAGGCTTGTAGACACCACTCACACCGTCAGCAAAGTCCACCTTGCTTGTGGCATTGATGCCACCACCAAGGTCTTGTTCGCTGGTCTTTGGAGAGCGACCAAACGATGACCCTGTCGGGCTTCCGCTCGCCGGTGCAGGCGTCGGTGCAGGTGCAGGTGCAGGTGCAGGTGTTGGTTCTGGTGTCGGCACAGGCTCGGGACGGGCACGGCGAACAGGCGGCACGCCTGCCGCCTCGCGTTCGGCGGCACGGGCTGCTGCTCGTTCGCGTGCTTGTCTCTTTCGCAACTGTTCTGGATTGAGTTCGGAGGTCGCAATTCGGTCGCGACGAAACGCCCGACGCGGTGCTTCGGGGGCTGCTGCACGTTGAGCAGCGACGACTTCGGCAAGTCGCCGTCGCTCGGCTTCGACTTCGGCAACAAGTCGAGCGGCCTCCGCTCTTGCACGCTCGGCGGCGGCAATAGCCTGTCGTTCCTGTTCGAGCAGGGCAGCACGAGCAGCCCGGGCTTCGGCTTCGGCGGTGAGGCGACGGGCCTCCTGTTCGGCGGCTTGGCGTGCCTGCTCTGCCACCCGACGGGCTTCCGCTTCAGCGGCCGCTCGTGCTTGTGCTTCAGCGGCCGCTCGTGCTTGTGCTGCTGCCGCTTCCTGCTCGGCGGCTTTTCTTGCTGCGGCCTCGGCTTCGGCCCGTGCCCGTGCCGCTTGAACCCGTGCTTCAGGCGAGATTTCAGGCTGAGGCGACGGTCGAGGGCGAACCTTTCGGGGTGCAGGGGGATCAAGTCCCTCACGCTGCCGAATGTCGGCCAAGTTGAGTGGACGGCCACGATCATCGACGAATCGGTCAATAGGGACCGCACCCTTGCGGAAAAGTTTGGCTTTTTCGCGTCCCAGCACTTCGTCCTGAACGTCGCGGGGTTGGTTTCTGAGCCATTCTCCGTACGTGACCTTCTCAGGGACCACACCGTTCATGGACGCTCGCCCCGGCCCGTCTACGTCGTCCAGATCAAAGCCCAAAGCCCGCCAAGACTTCAGAACAGGGACCGTGGTGGATCGGCAGTTGAAGTGAATCGGCGGCCGTGGGCCTTCGCCGACCTTGAAGACTTTTCCGTCCAAAGCCTGACATTGCGGGGTCGTGCGTGTATCGAGCGTGGCCACGAATTGCACACCGTCGATCAACTCGTCGTTCTCTTCGTACGTCAACTCGCGTGCCTGTGTGACCGTGTGATTGATGGCGGTTCGGACGACCGCCTCTGCTTCGCGGCGGCTGGCTTGGATTGCACCGTCTGCGAAACCGTTGGCCGCTGTGCCACGCACACGCCGAACGATGTCGGCCACGGAGTCGCCTTGGGCCAGCCCAATGCTGACCGCCTTTTCAACCTTGACCTGTGCCGAATTGGCAAGACTGCCGAACCAATCCTTCAGAAGTCGGCCCTCGAATGGTCTTTCACGAACAATCGCACGCAGCAGTTGGCCGGAAGGCATCGTGAACGTGACACCGGCGTCCCTGAAAAACTTTGGAACAACACGATTGACCACGGCGGTCTGAAACTCGGCTTCCATGCTCGCAACACCCTTCAGGGTTTCAGCAGCCTGTTCATATCCGCGAGCCATGCCACCGTGCAGGATGCCTCGAATCGCCGAGTATGTGTCTTTCAACTGCTTGGACGTCGCAGGACTCATATCGAACCCACGAGAGGCGATGCGAGAGAGTCGTGCTTCGATACGAGCGGTGATGTCGGGGTAAACATCGTCGTTTAGAAAACCGACGATCTTCGCCGCCTCTCCGGTCTTCAGCCTTTCCAGAAAAACAGCATGCCGCACCGCGTCGTTGTAGAGGCGAGCGTTCACCGGCAAACTGCCGCTGGACGAGATGATCGCAGCGTTGGGCATCGGCTATCAATTCTGACCAAAGGGTGATTGGTTCGGCGTAGCCGGAATCTCCTCGTCGTCGTCTTCCTCGTCGTCGTCTGCTTCAGGGGTCTGCGGATCGGGCACGGGAGCAGGAAGAGTGGAAAGTTTCGGCCCCTCCGTCTCGATCCGCTCCATTTCCTCTGTGATTTCGACTTCGTCGCTGAGGATGCCGCGTCGCTTGGTTTCGCGGAGGAACGTCTCCTGCGAAAGATCGCCGGTCTGCCGCATGGTAATCAGATGCGGCATGTCCTCGGCACCACGGAAACTGGAACCGAAGTCGTCGTTCAGATCGACGGCAAACTCGCTCTCAATCTCAACCTTTGCCCACTCTGCTGCGGCCTTGAACAGAATGACAGCAAACTTTTCGGTGATTCGGACCCACGCCTTGATATCCGCTTGAGTCCGTGCCTCGTCGATGGCTTGTCCGGTTGCCGTTTGGTCGCCCGTGCGAGCCATGAGCGGCTGATTGCCCAAGGCTTCCATCCGATCCTCGATGGCCTTCAGGTCGGCAGCACCGCACTCGATGCCCTTGCCTGTGGTTTCGACGTACTTCATGTCCGCGATATCAGACGCGGTACGGATGATTCTGCCCGGGCCGATCACGACACCCTTGTCCATGTCATCGGGTGTCAGTCCCTTCACAAAAAGCAGTCCAACTCGGACGAATCGCAGGATGTTTCGTTGATCGGAGTACGACTGCCAGTGTGCGACATTCATCCACGCAAGGTCTTCAAGCGGCGGATCAGCCTGCATGAAACCGGTTCGGTTGAAGTAGACGGTAAAAAGCGGAACACGCCCAAAGGTGTGCGTGCCGCTTTCCTTCATCGACCACTCGCCGTTTTCTTCCTGCTTGTATATCCGCCATTCGTTCTTTGAGTAGTAGCGGATGTAGACGACCTCACGCTCGCCAAACTCGCCATCCGGTTCGATTCGACATTCCTTGAACCGAATCGAGATGAGTTCTTCCAAGCCGGATTCGGTGTATGCGGTCTGCCAGCCGAGAAGTTGTGGTGGCTTGATATGAATGAAAACGGGACGCACACCGAGCGTCTTTTCGTCTTCAAGCGTGAGCGTGACATCGGGCTTGACAGACGGGTAGTCCACGAGGACGTGCGTGAACCCGTACATCACGCCGGAATCGAAAACCTCGCGAAGAAACTGCGTGAGGTCTTTGCCAGTGCGATCAACATCCTCGATGATCGGGGTCAACGATTCAGGAAGTTCCCCCTGCGTCTGCACTGCACGGCTGAAAGGCTTGGCAACAATTTTGTCGATGGTGTCGCCAAAAGCACCGTACAGGAAAGACCGTTGCAATCGGTTGAGGTATTGATCTTCCTTCTCGTTCGGTTCCTGCGGCAGCCACCGCTTACCGGCCGCACGCATGGAGGCTGTTCCACCACGAAGATCGTGCAGGAGCAGCCACTTTTCGGACATCCTTGCGTAGAGACTGCTGACCGAGTCCGGCTTGTCTCCCCCGGTGTTGACGCTCGGGCTGCCTGTGCTGAACTGATTCGGTACGCTGTGCAGGCGGTCGAGCGGGTTCATGTTTCATCCTTGCGTGAGTGCTGCCGAGGTTCAGGCGAGTCGATCCTCGCGACGAATCGTCTCGATGATCGGCTTTTCATCGTCCTCAAGGTGCGATTCGAGCAGTCCCTTCAGACGATTCCAAGAGTCGGGCGAGATGGTAGGGTTCGTGGGGTCTTTGGCGGCTTGCTTAAAGTCCGAGATACTTGCCGCGACAGAGCGGAGCGTTTTCTGGACTTTCTTACCGTTTTCGGCCTCGGTCTTTTCGCGAGCGGTTGTGTATTCACGCTGAACGTAGGGCACCAGCAGAACCGCGACGACACCGGCGACGATGAAGAGCAGAAGCACGGGATAAAGAGCGGCAATAACAAACCCGATACCCGCACCGATAAGGATGATCGTCGCACGCATCGGGATCATCACAGGAATCATGGGCGGGCGAACGACCAGCGTGCCGATGCCGAGCAAAATGGAAAGAATCCCGACCCAGAGGATCGGATTTGACCAGAGACTTCCACCGCCTGCGATCTTGTTGATCGTCTGAGTGTCTCCGCCCGAGGCACCGCCCTTGCCGGTCAGACTCGCTCCCGGAGCGGTCGCGTTGAAGTCCGAAACGACCTTCTCTCCAGAGGCTCGAAGCGAAGCACCCTCGCCGGTGGCTTCTTCCTCGATGGTGAGCGTGCCGCCGTCGTGCGTCTGCGTCTGTTCAAGCGTGATGGTTGAGCCTGCGGGCAACCCAAGTGCCTGTTGGATCGTCGCCTGTTGTTCGGGCGTGAGCGTCGTCGGGGTCACGGGACCGGGTTGGGCAAAGGCTGCGATGGTACAGAACAGGACGAGGACGAGGCCAAAGACTTCTCGGATACGCATGGCTTTTCCTTTTTGGTGACACGCAGGCGATACGTGTTGGGCTGCAACGGAGCAGTTGTCACGGAAAGCCGCGTGGTGACGGTGTTGGTCGCTCGGCGTTCTTGGCTGGTGCTGCGGACCTTGGACTTGGCTGGATCGACTCGTGTGGTGGCCGTGCAGCCGACAAGCAGAATGATCGAGACGACAGCGAACAGCGACAGAATGATCCGCATGTTGATTCCCTTTCGCTCAGGATACATCGACCTGTCAATCATGTCAACGCTTCAATATGTGAAGACGTAGACCGCACCGACACCCCCGGCACCGCCGGGTCCGCCAGTGCCCGTGTTGCTTCCCACGCCGCCACCGCCGCCACCGCCGCCGCAGGCCCCGCCTTTACCGCCCGCCGCACCATTGGTGTTGGCGGCAGTCGTGCCACCGCCCCCGCCGCCACCCAGCCCGCCAGCAAACGGGTTCCCGTCCAGACCGTCGCTGCCTGCGGTGGGGCTGGCACCGCTCACACCTGCTGCACCGCCGCCGCCCGCTGCGTTCTGGTGAGAACCGCCTGCGGTCGCGGCCACAGTGCCGGGGACGCTTGTTGAACTCGCTCCGTGCCCGCCACCGCATCCGCCGAACATCGAGCCGCCGCCCACGCCGTTCGCAGGAGCGTTCGTGTTGCCACCCCCAGCCCCGCCGCCAAACTCTGCGGTCACGGGCTGGCCTGCGGTCGCAAGCGAGCTGGCACCGCCGCCGCCGACAGGCGTGGCACCGGAGCCGGGGAGTCCGCCAGTCGCGGCAGATGTCGTGCCGTTCGCACCGGCCGACACACTCCCACCACCCGACCCTCCCGCACTGGCCGACGCGGCGTTGTCGCCGAACGCCCCGCCGCCACCGCCGAACGCAGTGAGCAGAGTCAAACCGGAAGAAAACGTGCTGTTGCCGCCGATACCGCCCACGCCGCCGTCGGCACCGGACAAACCGGCCGCACCTGCCGTGCCGCCGAGACCGACGCTCACAGGTTCGGTTTCTCCCAACTGCGAGGCGAGGTACGTTGCCACGACTCTCGCCCCGCCGCCGCCGCCGCACCCACCGGTACGCACAACGGCACCGGTCTGAGAGGCACCACCGCCGCCCCCACCGCCGCCGCCGTACGCGATCACCTGCACAAACCGTGGCTCAAAGTTAGTTGGCTTGACCCAAGTTCCCGCACCGCCCACGGTGAAACTCTGCACATCGGAGGGACCGTAGTTGCTGATCGTCTCGCGACCGCTCGCGTCGTATATCTTGACGGTGCGACCGTCGTGCATGAGCGTGTGGCCAGCAGCGAGCGTGCCCTTCCAGAGTTCGATGACGTTGGTGCCATCGAAAAGTTCAAGAGTGACCACGTTGGAACTGCTGGCGTGTGCGTTCCGCAGATTGATCGACCAGACCGCTCGCTGCGTGGACGAGGGGGGTGCGGCGACAATTGTGGTGGTTGTCGCGGATGTGATGGTGGTGTTTTGCCCACCGGGGGTGACAACGCTTCCGGCGGTATCGACAAAGGACGTATGAGCGTCGATGTCGGCGGTCGTGCTGGTGACAACGCGGATGATGTGTGAAGTGCCGGTAAGGATCATGGTGCAATCACTCCCACGTAGATCGAGCCTGCAATGCCGCCAGAGCCGGGGCTTCCTTGCGGACCTTGCGGACCCGTGCTTCCTGTTGCCCCTTGCGGTCCTGTCGAACCCGTCGCACCCTTTTGAGCAAGCAAGACCCAGTTGAGATTGACGCCCGGGGCACCGCTGCCCGGAGAGATGCTGACAGTTGTGGTCCAAGAACTGCCATCATGGTACACAACGTCGTCTGGGACGTAGCCCGCCGCCCCGGACCAGTCACCCCGCCAGTTGAGTCCCTTAGGGCCGGTTGCTCCCGTGGCACCTTGAGGGCCAGTATTGCCAGCGGCACCCTGCGGTCCTGCGGCACCCTGCGGTCCAGTGGTGCCTTGTGGGCCAGTGGAGCCGGTTGCTCCTTGTGGTCCGACGTCTCCTGTTGCTCCCTGTGGGCCTGTAGACCCTTGTGGGCCTGTGCTACCCGCTGCTCCTTGCGGCCCTGTGGAGCCAGTCGCCCCTTGTGGGCCTGTGGACCCTGCGGAACCCTGAGGTCCGACCGAACCAGTTGCCCCCTGCGGTCCTGTCGCACCTTTTTGGGCGAGAAGCACCCAATTGACGTTGCTGCCCGGTGCCGATCCGCCTGCCCCAATGCTGATCGTCGTCGTCCACGAGTTTCCGTCGTGATATACAACGTCGTCGGGCAGATACGGGTTGGCGATAGACCAATCGCCCCTCCAGTTCAGTCCTTTGGGGCCAGTAAGCCCCTGCGGTCCTGTGGAACCGACCGCCCCCTGCGGTCCTGTCGCACCGGCCAAACCCTGTGGTCCGTTTGCCCCTGCGGCACCCTGAGGGCCAGCAGAGCCAGATGCACCCTGCGGGCCATCGCTGCCCATGAGAGCAAGCGGCCGCCATTCCGGTTGATTCGTCGGATCGACGTCGGTATTGACCTGCTCGGCAATGTAGGACGATCCGCCGTAATACACGGCGTCGCCGATCTGATACGTGACACCGGTATTCCAATTGCCTTGCCAGTTGATGCCCTTGGGGCCGATTGCTCCCTGAGGTCCGGCTGCTCCCTGAGGCCCAGCAGCACCCTGAGGCCCGGGCGGGCCAACACCTGAGGATGCGGTCACTTCGACCACGGCGATCGTGCTTGCGTCAACCGTTACCTCGGTCACTTGCTGGATGATTTCGATTTCAGGCATCAGCCGATGACCTCACGCTTGGAACCTCGGGACGATCAATCGTACGCACTGCTTATCAAGTCACAGCGACCGGCCACCATCGAATGATGGCGTTCTGCGGACCAGCGAAGCACTCGCGGATGCCGCCGTCGGTGACGCGGAAGAGTTCGGTCTGCCCGGGTTCGAGCGTCGCGACCCCGCTATTGCCGTGCAGTTGTGGGATGCGGAACGTGGCTGCGGACGGTGAGGACGATTCGACCGAGACGCGAAGCGTGGTGATTGTCACACCGGACTGCGAGTCTGCGAGGATGTTCGTGTTCGCTCCCGGGATGGTGTAATTCGTTCCTGTGAGTGGCATGTCGGACCTTTCTGTTCAAGATTGCATCGTGTGGTCGGCAATGGCAAGGCCCAACGACAAACCGGTATCGTCGTTGCCTGAGCCTGCACCGCGTTCGTACGCCTTGACGATGATTTCGGCGGCAAGTGCCCCGCCCGCTTCGCGACTGTGAATGAAGTTGCCGCTTTCGTTGGCGAAGTAAGTGCGATACCAACCGCTCACGTTGAACGGGTCGGGGACACCAAAGCGAGCAATCATCTGCGGGCCGAGCGGCACCACGCACACCTTCGACGGGAACTCGGCAATCATCTGACGATTCACAGCGACCTTCTGATCGAAGTTGTACCGGGGACCGCCGACAGCGACATCGTTATTCCAGCCGACGTAGCCTGCTTGCTGAGTCAGGAAACCGCCTGTCCCTGCATCGAAAAACACAGGCCAAACGTCGATCAGCACGACAGGCACGTTCCGAAGTGCAAGCAGCCGGTTGATGATGCTGCGGAGTCTCGTGGCGTAATTGGTGACGTCCGTGCCGTTGGCCAGCCCGTCGTTGAAACCCAGAGCGATGACCCAGCAGTCATTCTGCACCACGTTCACGATGGCGGTGGCGGTTGAGTCGGGGAAGAGTCGTGTGCCAGTCCAACCGTCGAATGTTCCCGCTCTGCCTGCGGCCGTGAAGTCTGCGGTCGAATAGCCGCCGCCGCCCCAATACATATACCCGGCGACATTCTTCAGCCGATTGCCGCCCGTGTCCACCTTCTCGATGTAGGTGTACCAGCGAGCAAGTGTGCCGTTGACCAACCCCCCGGGAAGATCGGCCTCGTTGTAGAAGAATTGGTAGATCGCAGATGAGACGTTGTGATATGTGCCCGAAGGCTGAAGCAGAACATCGTGAGGCGATTGAAGAATGACCACCGACCCATGCGGGATGGTCGTTCCGTTGGATCGCACGCCGGTCAGATTGCGACGGAGTGCGTTGTTTTCGGTGGCCCCGCCGATAGTGTTGTCGTCGTCGGTATTGACTTGGCACTTCAGATTGCCGCCGTCGGCCTCGTCCACATGATTCGGTGTGGCCGCAAAGATGTTCGTGACCTTGATCCGCGTGCCAACGCCACCGAATCGAGACGCCAGCGGCGTCCTGAAGTGCCCCGTGTAGGTCAGATTCGAGAAGTTCGCGACGTCCGAAGTGAATCGTTGATGCGTGAGCGTGCCGGGGAAGGGGTTCACGTACGATGCGTCGGGATCGCCGAGCGGTTCGTTGGGGTTGCAGTTCTTGATGGTTCCGCTGGGCGAACCAAAACCGCCGACCGCTCCGACGTATCCGGGGGCACCCGTTGAACGAAACGCCATGAACCCGACGTTCAACTCGGGGCGTGAGTAGAGGTTGCTGGTCCAGCGGGCGGGTCCATTGGTGAGCGGATCGGCCTGAAACGGATCAGAGTTGCTATCGCCAAGAATGATGGCGACTTTCTGTAGCCGCTCGTATGCCGATGCACCAAGCACGTTGCCGTTGAGAAGCGTTGACATGATTAGTCAGTCACCTCCGGCTTGAGGAACACCTTGCCCTGCACGACTCGCGTGACAACACCGCTGCCTGATTGAAGTTCAAGGTCGTACAGGGCTGTCGATTCGACATCGCCGATGGCGGTTGCCGTGTCGGTGGCACTGATCGTGATATCAACCGTGCCAGCGGCACCGCCGAGCGTGATGCCTGCGGCCGGACTACTCAGGCTGAAGATGGTTGTGCCGCCGAACTGATTCTTCACCTTCATTCGGGCGGTGTATCCGGTGAGGTCGATGGGCGTCCCTTCCGGGGTTTTCCAAGTGACCCGGAACTGGAACGTCGCTCCCGCTTCGATGGTGATGTCGTATCGTCCAGCAGGCATTTGTGTTCTGCTCCGTATTGCCGCAACCATGATCGGATCAACGTGGTCATTTCCACCACGAAGATCATTTCACGCTTCATGCACTCGCTCTGCATGGCAAGCAGAGCCTCGTAGTATGCCTCCCTGTGGGGGTTGGCGAGAGACTTCAGACCTTTTCGTCGGCCTTTTTTCTCCATAGAGCATGCTCAGTATGCGTCCGTTGCCGTGCTGACGCCGCCAGAAACAGGGAACTTTGCCGTCACATAGTAGCCGAGGGCGTCGGAGGGGTGCGTGAGCATCAGATCGCTGGTTTTGTCGATCTTGCCGCTCCCGTCCTTCACGGCACGCACACCCTCCAAGTCCTTGATGAGTTTGGGGCATCGTTCAGGGTCGATGAGCATGCCGATCTGCCCGTCAAACGCCTTGATTCGTGAGTTCATGGCGTTGATTCGCGACCTCTCGCTCGGGTTGGACCGTCCGACACGCGAAGAGAATCGTGTGCCGAACGCGGGGGAGAAGATGTTGCGGATGATGTCCCAATCCGAACCGTCCGTGATGCTTGATGTTTTCAGGCTGCCTCCGGTCGCGTCGCCGTAGACAAGCACACGCCCCCGATGCGTCGCGTATCGGTCAAGGAATCGCTGGCATACCAGCATGGTGTTTGAGTCGTTGGGTAGGTAAACCTCGTCGATGACCGCTGTGAACTCCGGCTTCACGAACGCACGGAGGCCCGTGTTCTTCATCTCCTGCACGATGATGCACACGCCGGGCTTTCGATTGAAGTCGAAGCACACGATCAAGTCCTCATTCTGGTCGTATCGGGACTTGAGGCCGACCTGAGTGTTGAGTATGGCATCAAACTGGTAGTAAACCTTGCCTTGGAAGGACACGAACGATCCGCGATACTCCTGCTCGTACGTGAGAGGGTCGAGGTCACGCTTGGCCGCTGCGATTTCCTCGGGCGACACGACATCCTCGCTGTACCAGTGGTGAATCTTCCAGTCGGGGCTGTCCTTGTGTGCCTGCACAAGATCGTGGTAGTGATTCCTTCCTTCGGGTACGCCCACGAAGTCGGCGGTTCCGAGCGGTCGCCCGGGCGTTGAGAGCGCGGGGCGTAGGTTTTGCGTCCAAACCTCAGGCTTCATGTTGCCATATTCGTCAAGGACGAGATGGTCAATGGGCCGACCTTCCGCACGAGCGGCAACGTCGAACCCGCAGACAAGAATCTCGGTGC